AATCCCTGCATTGCTTGATGTAGCGTGGCCATCCATAAAGAAGCCATTTGTCGCTCCATATTTGCTCTTTCGTCAAATTGTCGCTTTTCGCTAAAACGATGGCGGCGCGTTTGCCGCCAGAATATTGCCTAATAAAGTCACGATAAATTTCTCGCGTTACCTTTCTGTCTAAATCAGTTTTGATATAGTCTTGAATGCGCTCGCTATTTTTAAACCACTCATCCCTATGTCTTTCCTCTTTGAAAAATGTATGCAGTGATCTTTCAAGCAATTCTGCCTTGTACCAAGACGTGCATTCCATAATTCCAAGCACGATTAACCTCGACGAAGAATAAGTAATAAAAGTGGCCATGCGTGAAGCCATATTTTTTGTCATGCCAATCTTCAGGAAGTCTGGATCGTTTTGCCATTGAACAAAATAAATATATGCAGATCCTCCACTACTTTTCCAGTCGGCATCAATAGAAGAATTCTTAAAACTTTCTGTAATCATTGTAGTAAAACCGTAGTCGGTAAAAGTGTACTCCCCCTCAAAGCCCTTGTCAAGCCAGTTATGCCAATGATTTTCGGACCTCCCCTCGGAACAAGGTAAAACTTGACAGTCCTTGACAGAGCATTTACGATATGCATAAGCGCAGCAGCCGTCTAGTTTTGCTCCTCACGAGCAATCAGACGCTCCTCCGCTAGCCTCTCCCGAGCACCTTCCCCTCCAACGAAGCGCCTAAAGCGCGGAGTGACGGGCTAAAAAGGCTAGACAAGCCACGGTGCTCTCAACAATGCGGAGCCCCCAAAGGGCGGAGCTACTGACGAGTGGCGAAATACAAAAAGGCTGGACCAGCTCCTAAGTAATGGTCTTGGAAAACTATGCTCAGCAGCCAGAACGGGCTGTTTTTTTAAGAAAAAGCAATATTGTCTAGAACAGCGGCCCTTTAATGGGCCGCTTTAAGCGATAGACGATGCAAGGAAAATGCGCGAATTTAGAAAATGCCAGCTTCTTTGTGCATCATTACGGCGCTTTGGGCGCCTCCATTAGAGGAGGAAGAGGAGAACGCTTCATCTGCGCCCTCTGCGAGGGCTTGATTCAGCGTGTGCCGATTAGGCTTTTGCTGGTTAAGATTCATGACAATTGCTCTCCTTGCATGGAAGCCCGGCAAAAACAGTGCACTCAATGTGGGGTTGTCAAGTCGTTTAATGATTTTTCCAAAGAGGCTAAGGGTAAAGACGGCTTGCGCTCTTTATGCAAACAATGCAACGTATTAAGAAGTCAACAGTATCAAAAAAATAATCCCGTGATAGTACAAACTAGCCATATGGTTCGGCATGCTCGTCTTAGAGCAAAAGAAAAAAATCTTCCCTTCGATATTGATCATCATTTTCTTCGTTCTCTTGTCGTCTCGCACTGCCCAGTGTTTGGCACGCCTCTTGAATGGTCCGCGCTTCGCGGAAAAGGCAATAAAGCAGTTCCAAGCAGCCCTTCATTGGATCGCATTGATCCGACCAAAGGTTATGTAAAAGGCAATGTATGGATAATTAGCTATAAAGCTAATGTAATTAAAAATAATGCAACGCACGAAGAATTAAAGCTCGTCACTGAAGCAGTGGGACGAGCCATTGTTGATTCTCTTGATTGGTAGGTAATTGTACTTATTGCTTGCGATTTTCGATGAAAATTGACGCCACTTTTTGAGGGGGTATGCCCAGCCTGAGAACGGTTATCATTCCCGCTACTGCTCCCTGGTGCAAACGTACTACATTAAGAAATGTTACGGTTTCCGCATAAAAGCAAGAATTGCGACTTTAGTCTCTCCTGAATCTAAAAGCTATTCCCTCTTCTCTCTCTCAAGGAGCTCCCCCAGTACGTTTGCAAAGAGAAGAACCCGGCACCCTATGGGAAGGGAGACGGGCTCAGAGAAGCTAAAAGGAGACTAAGAGGGAGGGAGGCGAAGGCGCCTCAGTCTGGCAGGGGAGGAGAAGGAGCGAAGGAGGAGAAGCCAGAGGAAGGGGAGGCGAAGGGAGAGAAGCCGGAGCCATCCGGCCTCTCGAGATCGCCAAGAGACGTAGGAGGAGAAGAGAGGAAGGGGAGGAGAGGAGCGAGAGAGGAGAAGGAGGGAGCGAGAGGAGCGAGAGGGGAGAGAGAAGAGGAGAGCCAAGAGAGAGCGCTCCTAGTGTCGGTCAGAGATGGAGAGAGAGCCAGAGGAGGGAGGAGGAGGAGGAAGGAGGCCAGAGCGCACAGCTTGCCAATAGCGCTCTTCGGCGGAGAGGCGCTCAAAGTAAGAGCACAACACAGAAGCTAGGAGGGGGTCGGGCTCTCCGGAGGGGAGAGCGGACACAGAGCCTATGGGGAGGCCAGAGGAGGAGAGCACGGGAGCGAGAGGGGAGGCCATGAGAAGAGAAGCGAAGGAGAGGAGAAGCTCAGAGAGAAGAGAAGGCGAAAGAGCCACCGCCAGCCATGGGAGCCCATTGGCCAGAGCCGCGAGCGAGAGCGAAGCGAGAGGCCGCCGAGGGGTCGGCGCCTCTCGATCGCTTGAGGCGAAGCAACACAGCGAGGCCAGAGAAGCCCGGAGAGGGGGAGGGATCCATCATGCGGAGATCGTTCGCGTCCCCGTCGATGCATTGCAAGAGAGCCTCTCGCTTGAGGCCTGTCTCTTCGCGAAGCAAGAGAGAGCGAGGGAGCTCCTCCTCTTTGCCGATCAGGATGGGCACTGCTAGAGAGAAGCCGGCGCCGATTGCGTCGAGAGCGCGAGAGGCGCCTCCTTCGCGATCGGCAGCAAGGGAGGCCGTAGTGTGAATGCCGGCCTCTCTCATGGCGAGGAGGCCAGCACGGCCGAGAAGAGGAGCCTTCGCGTAATCGTAAGGGGAGGCGAAGGGGAGAGAGCGGAGAGCCTCGGGGATGGGGCGGAGGCCGGGCTCGATCGGGCTCTCGAAGAGGAGCGAGAGGAGCGCGGCCTCTTCGGAGGAGATGCGAGCCGCGAGCCAGAGCTCATGCCACGGGAGCTCTTGCGTCCCGTTGAGCCGATAGGCGAAGGGGAGGCCGAGGCTCCGAGCCTTGCGGTAGGAGAGGCCGAGAGCCCATAGGAGACAGCGAGCGAAGAGCTCGCGATCAGCGAGGAGAGCCAGAGCGCGACGAGCGCGGCAGGCTCCCACGCTCTGGCTGATGCCGCCATGGCCAGAGAAGGCGAGACAGAGCTCGCGGCAGGCCTCAGAGGAGAAGGCGCAAGCATCAAAGAGAAGAGCGCGAGAGAGGAGGCCTTCGCGCTCTGCCAGAGCTCGGATGCCGGGGAGCTCTCCTCTTACGGGAGAAGCATGAGAGCCAGGGGAGACGGCTCGAGCGAGGCCGCGAGCGGGGAGGAGGTGCAGGATTGAAGAGAAGGCGAGACCGCTCCCCTTCGCGAGCTTCGCGTTGGCTGAGCCCGTAGTGAGGAGGCTCTCGAAAGAGAGGCCGAAGCGAGAGAGGAAGGAGCGGAGCTCTTGAGGAGCCCGAGGAGCGCGAGCGAAGGAGACAGGAGAAGGAGGAGCGAGGAGAGCGGGAGCCATGAGAAGAAGAAGAGGAGGGAAGGAGAAGAGGCGAGAGCCTCAAGGGAGAAGAAGAGAAGGAGAAGCGAGAGAGCAAAGAGAAGGCCTCCCCTCATGAGAAGGGAGGCCAGAGCCTCAAGCGAGGCGAGAGCGGGAGCGGGAGGAGGCGCGGCTCTTAGCGAGAGCCTCGGAGAGCTCAGAGGCGCCGAGAGCGAAGGAGGCGAGGCCACCGGCGGCAAAGAGAAGGAAGGGAGCCGCGAAGGAGGAGGCCTCAAGGGGAGAAGGAGGGGAGATAATCCCCCGAGCGAAGGAGAAGCCGCCGAGGCCGAAGAGGCCGGCACCAGCGAAGAGAGCCAGAGAAGGAGCGAAGAGACGAGCGGAGCGAAGCATGGCAAAGAGCGCGAGAGGGAGGCGATCGCTCGCCTCATGCCAGACACAATACAGAGAAGGAGAGGGGAGGCCAGAGCCTCCCCGTAGGATTGTCACAATTCTTTGCAATCGGTCAGAGCTCGGAGGCGATCTCCTCAAGGTCTAGGAGGAAGGCCTCAATCGTTGCTGAGGGGAGCCAGAGCGCGAGCTCCTCGAGGAGGAGCGGGAGGCCAGAGGAGGCGAGGCCGAGCTCTTCGGCTCGATCGAGGAGACGAGCCCGGAGATAGGAGGGAAGCATGAGAGAGCCTCAAGAGGAAGGAGAAGAGGAGCCGAGGAGATCGCGAGAGGAGAAGGAGAGCGGGAGCTCGATTGAGAGAGGGAGGCCATGGCGAAGGCGAAGGAGAGAGCGCCTCTCAAAGAGGAGGCGATCGGCGGCCTCGCCAGAGAGCCAAGGGAGAAGGCGCTCGATTGTCTCGAGGCGCCTCTCAAGAGGAGAGAGCGAAGAGGAGGAAGGGAGAGCGAGGAGCGAGCGAAGCTCAGCCGGGGAGAATTGTCTCCCCTCCTTCTCAACCACAGAGCAAAGAGCGGAGAGGCTCGAGGGAGAGAGGGAAGCCATGGGAGAGAGCGAGAGAATAGGAGGAGAGAGGCCTCCCGTAGGGGAGGCCAGAGGAGCGGAGCCTCAGAGGAGGCCGAGGCGAGAGGCTCTCTTGAGAAGAGCCGAGCGGGAGGCCTTCGCCAGAGAGGGAGAGCTCTCCCCGGCTTCTCTCAAAGAGGAGAGGAGCAAAGAGCGAGGAGAGGAAGGCGAGAGCGGCTCGGGGAGAGAAGAGGAGAGCCGCTCAAGCGAAGAGGCCAGAGAGCGAAGGAGGGGAGAGAGACGGCCTCGAGCCTGCCAGAGGCGAAGCGCGAGAGCATGGCAAAGAGCCAGGGAGAAGAGGAGCGCCTCGAGAGCTTCGGAGGCGATCGCCTCCCATGGGAGAGAAGCCAGAGCCTCGAGCGCGTCAGAGACGGGAGGGAAGGAGCGCGAGGCGCTCAAAGAAGAGGAGAGCATGGCAAAGACTGCGAAGAGGAGGCGATCGCTCGCCTCAGAGCCACACTACAGAGGAAGAAGGCGAAGGCGAGGCGCTCGGGCTCGGATTGAGACAATTCTTCACAATGCGGCCATGCACATAGGAGCATAAAAACACGGGAGCCGAGGAGCCCGGCCTATTGAGAATGAGAATCAATAGCAAGAGGGGAGGGGAGGCCTGCGCTATTGAGAATGAGAATCATTATCACTATGCGTGTATGAGCATAGGCGCATAGTAGTACAAACGTACTAGTCTGACGCCTCGCAGTAGTACAAATGTACTAGTCCAAACCCCCAAAGTAGTACAAATGTACTAGCCAGAGCCCCAAAGTAGTACAAGCGTACCAGCCGGGGCCGAAAAAAGCCCTTTTTCAGCCTCTATATTACCGCATTCCCGTAAGTCCCCTTACCGTTTTCCAGCGAGTCCCTTTACTGGCTTGTCGCGAGTCCCTTTACCGCCTGCTACTGAGTCCCTTTCACCAACCATGGCCATCAAAAGCCGCCTTAATAGCGGCCTCTTCACTTTCAAACGGTCCACCAACAATGGAATCATTGTCGTCTGAATAGAAATACCACCCTTCAATTAATTCAGTGCCTTTGCAAGAGTTTTCGTCAAAGAAATCAATGAGAATCATGGTTCAATGGGGAAGAAATAATATTGAGGCGTTGTTCTGCTAATGGGCCAATGATCCGCAAGACGGCTTCATTCCATGCAAAAGCTGCTTCATCTTCTGTGTCAAAAGTGCCTAAAAAATATCTTTTCCCGTTGTAAGTGAGACCAGCTCTCCACTGAAGTTTGTCTTTCATGCGATAAATAGAAACGCCGCGATATTGACTGGTCTTCTTGTCAGTGTGCTTTGTTTCTCGCGCCGATAGTTGTAGCCAACGCTCGGCATGGGGAATAGCACTGTCTTTGGAATAGAGGATGTAAGAAGGGCGTTTTTTAGCCATGGGAGGAAGGTTTTTTGAATTTAGAGAGATGGAGATTCCAGATGCCTGCGCTCATGCTGCCAGGCCGGTAAAGCACATAGCAAGGTTTTTCTAAAACCATTCCACCTTCACCATCGGGAATTGGTTCGGCTTCATCTAACCACATGCCCTTACATTCATTGTTTTCATCAAAGATGCCTATTTGATAGTCTCCATCTTCCATGCACACTCTTACGTGCATAATTAGTTCTTTGAGGCGGGCCGCTTGGTAGCGGCCCTGCGTAGCTGGCCAATACGGGCCGTTTTCGCTGTAATTACAAACGTAATGCATCATTTCTTCTCCATTGTGAAAGCATATTTATCAACCATTTGTTCACATTCCATGCAAGTGAGAGCAGACCATGCGAAATGGTAAACACGCTCAACATTGCCACAATGTGGGCATTTAATGAGACGGCCACATGGGCCAGTTCTCGAAGTCTTAAGGATGGGAACAAAAACTTTCATAGTTTTGAAGGAGGGTGGGCCTCGCGGCCCTGTACGAAATAGAAATTAGTTCATTTATAGGCCGCTGTCAAGCGTTGTTGCGTTTCTTCACAAATGCCCTTGCCATGGTTCAAAATCCATGCCGTGTAGTGCTGCGCTGAGCGGTCCACTGTAATGAGGCCCTTGGCCTCCAGGGCTTCAATGGCCTTCAGATAGGCGTAGGTTTGAGAGCCAGTGGTGCGGGGCACAAAGCAAGGGGAATGCTTGTGCCGCTGCTTATGGGCCAGGAAGTAGCGAAAGATGTTGCGTTGGTGAATGGAGAGGCCGTAGTAAGCGTTTTCCATGGTTCAAGGAAGCTGGGAGTCGATGCCTTCAACGATGCGGCCTGCATAGTCGCGAACGGCATAGAGGCAGGAGAAGGCTTCATTGCGTTGATCACGGGCCTCATAGTATGCATCAGGCCCTTGAGGGTAAAAGTCGCGGCCATTGAGCGTGGCTTCGCTGAGGGCGTCGATGGCGTCCTGGACGGCGTAAAACAGCTTCTCGTATTCAAGGCGGAGCGTAGTGGCTCCAGTGCCGTTGAGGTGGATAGTGGGGATGTGGGGGACGATGGAGGCAGGCATGGTTTCAGGAGAAGAGGAGGGTGAAGAGAGAATCAGAAAGGGGCTGCTGGGGCTTAGGAGCAGCGCTTAGCGGGCATGCCCAGGCAGTGCGATGGATGACGACGGGGGTGTAGGTGTTGTCGTCGCTGCAGTAGAGCAGGGAGGTGTCGGCGTAGACAGTGCCAATCTTTTCAGCGTTGAGGAGGTGGTTCACTGGAGGAGAGCCGTGTACGAAATAGAAATTAGCTGGAAAATGGGGGCTTTCGCCCCCTTTGTTACAAAGCGAAACAGTCAGTCCAAGATGGAAGTAGGGATGCCCATGGCCTTAGCTTTCTTCCACAAGGCGCGAGCCTGTTCAACGTCGTCGATGCGGATGCACCAGAGGTCGCGGCCCCAATTGTGGTAATTCTGCTTCACGCCATTGATGGTGGAAGAATCATTGGTCCAAGTGCGGCAACGAAGCCAAGCATGCCAGAACTTGCCGCGAAGCATTTCCACGTCCAGCACAACGTCTTTATTGGAGCCAATGAAGTCACGAAGCTGGAGGGTGCCAGTGCCCTGGCAGGCGAAGCAGTCGCCGTTGGCAATGTGGCTGTAGTGGGGAAGCTTGCCGGTGCCGCCGCAGTTGGGGCACTGGCAAGAGGTGGTGAAGACTTTGGCGGTCATGGCTTGGAAGGCGGTGGGCATCGCTGCCCTTAACGAAATTAAAATTAGCCCATGACAAAGGGGGCTGTAAAGCCCCCTGACCATCAGTCTTGCTTATCAAGCCAAGGCCAAGCTATGAGCGCGGGTGATGGTGGCTGCGGCACTGCCCCAATAGAGACTTTCCAGGCGTTGGCGAGCAGCTTCCGTGCTGTCTTTGGTGCGGCCTGCATCGTGAGTGAAATACTCCGTGATGGCTTGATAGGCGCCCCACATGGTTCCTTCTACACCAGGGATGTTGAAGCCAATGCCTTCGCCAGCGAATTTGTTGGCCACGCTGTCCCATGCAGCCAGATCTTCCAGCTTCTTGGGGCGGGCGGTGGTGGTGTCGCCCCGCTTGTCGTTGGTCATGCCCGCAAGCTGATCAGTAAACACTTCCTCGCAGTAGGCACGGAATTGAGCAGCAGTGCAGGGCTTGCTAGCCATGGCCTTCAGTTCTTCCATGCCGCCGGTGAACTGCTGGCGTTGCATGTCGATGAGCTGAGGCAGTTTGCTGATAAGCGTGTTGGCGTTAGTGGTGTGGCGAATGGCAAATTTCTTCGCCTTGCTGCCAGCAGCAGCACGACCAAGGGCAGCCGAGAGCGTGTTCTGGCAAACAACGCGCACGGGGCTGAACATAACTTGGAAGGCAACGGTGCCGTCGTGGCTGGTGCAGCCAACGAGATATTGGTGAACAGTGTCGCCCTTCACCACCTCACCTTCCGCATTGTTCACCTTTGCAGTGAAAGCCACGCGGCGACCTTCTGCCAGTACCACCACTGCATCCATCGTTGCATCTTCGTGCAGGGCTTCTGCAATGCGGATGAGCTGTTCGTTTTGAACGATGCTGTAGGAGTCTTTCTGAATGGAGAGGACGGTGCCGTTGTCAGTGCGGGTGATGGCTTTGTGGCCAGGAATTTCCAGCATGTCGCTGGTGAAGATGGGCGAGGCTTTCACTTGCCAATCGGCATTGGCCATGCGGAAGGCTTCGCGGGCAGGGAGGGTGCCGTCGAGAACAGTGCCCAGTTTGTGCCAAGCAGCTTGGCCGTGGAAGAAAGCGCCGGAGGTGAATTGGTGGCTCATGGTTTTGATTGAGAAGGAACGAGGCGACGGAAGCGCCGCTTGATTTGAAAATTAACTGGTGGGGCGGGCAGCAGTCAAGCCCTTTGGCCATTAGCGCTGCTTATGGTTCAGAACACTACAGTTTGACCGTTGGCCGTGATCTTGGTCACGCGTTCGCAATCAAAGCTGCGCCAAGCACCTTGACCTTCGTTGCGAGCGATGGAAAAGTCACGGCAGCGGATGACAGAAGGTTTAGTGCTGGGCTTGCCAGTGCCTTTGATTTCCTTGCTGTCGCGAGGGTTGAAGCGGAGCGTGCGGACAGAGCCGTCCTGCTTGACGAACTCTACGCCCACGATGGAGGGGCCAGCATTGAAGATGAACTGGCGGATGAAGGAGGTTTTATCCATGGTTAAAAAGGAGAGGGCCTCGCGGCTTGAACCAATAGTACGAAAAAAGGGGCCTGATGGCCCCTTCTGTAACAAAATGAAATAAAGGCTGGGGACTTACGAGCATGCGCTTGATGCAGAGTCAATCACGGAGGTTATGCCGTTGGAACTCTCTGCACTGTTCGATGACACCCTTCGTTACAAAACAGAGGCTAGATTATCAATCGTTGCGGCGATTGTTTTTCTCCACCACTTAGCCCAAGCAGTGGCCAGCTTATTTAGGGAGCGCAATCCGGAGCTATGCAATCTCCGCTCTGCCCCATTGCTTAAAGAGTGCGCCAGATTTCGTCTTTCATTGCATTAGCAAGAGTGTAAACAAAATCTTTTGTTCGTTGATGTTTTTTCCCTTGCATTGCTTTCACAAATTCTTTTTCTGACAATTGTTCAGGAGCCTTTTTAGCATGCTCCATGAGCAGCGTACGAGCTACGGCACGGTCAGCAGCATTGTAAGAAGCCCATTTAAAACCAACCGTGTCCGTGACCATACGAGAGATGGCACGTTGAGTGTCGGTGAGAAAAGGGGTTTGAGTCATGGTTTGAGCTGTCGCCAGCGATGAACAGAGGAAGTATGAGGGAAGAAAAGCCCCCTGTCAAGGGGGCTGTCAGGAAAGCTTGACTAAGGCTGAATGCTCACGGGGAAACCGTTGGCAATGCGGCAATAGCGCTCAGGGTGAAGCTTGAGGCACTTAGCCAGGCCCTGGTGATCAGCAGCCGGATCTGGTGCCTTCATGATCGCCATGGCAGCAGCCGAGAAGACGATGGTGGTGAGAAAAAATGAAGCAAAGTCTTTCATGGTTTAAATGCGCGAGAGGCAAATACGGGCAACGCCCTGGCCTGGGGAAGCAATGCGAGAGAAGCTTCCGTAGGACAAATCAAGGATGCGTCCGCCAGAGTATGGGCCGCGATCATTAATTGTCACCACTACGGTCTTGCCATTGTCACGATTCTTCACTTGCACTTTGGTGCCCATAGGAAGCGAGGGGTGGGCAGCAGTGAGACCGTAGGCATTGAAGCGAGCGCCGCTGGCAGTGGTTTGGCCGTGATAGCCATCGCCAATGCCATAGTGACTGGCTTGTCCGCACGACAAAGCCGCCGCTTGGACAGGAGCGCTGCCAAGCAGCAGAAGGGGGAAAATGAAACGTAGCATCAAAACAGAGAGAGTGGCTAGCGAGGAACGCAAGCATCGCTGCAGGCGTTCTGACTATTGTGACACGCTTGTCAAGCTCCCTGTGAACTAAACGGCCAATGGGGGTGTATAGTAAGGAAGTGGTCGGCTTAGGCGGCTTAATCGCTGCTCCCGTCGCAAGGCGGGCCGTAAGGACAAGCGCGACTGACAATGCGGGCCAGACTGTATGGTTCGGCCAAGGGTCTATCATGGTTCCCTGCGAGGCGCATTGTCCCCATTGCTGATCTTCTGGAGGAGGGCTCGATGGGAGCCGTCGTATCGGAGGCCACACAAAGGGAAGGGAGGGCGAAAGCCCTCCTTTCTTTTTGCCTATACGAAGCCAGCTAGACTCGGCCTATACATTGCTGGCCGGGGCATGAAGCTGTCGCCTGAGCAAGAT